TATCGAAGTGGATATCGAAGACCCAGCAAGATTTCTTAAGCAGTTGGATAGTGTAAATCGTAATCGGAGGGTGAAACAAAATCCAGTATTCCATGGTATAAATGTTGGTGGAGGTGCTTTAGCAATTAATAATGCTGCTAACATAACTGAAATCTTTTTAGCAAAATCTAATAATATGTTAGCAGTTAAGAATTGTCCTTTTGTAAAGGGTGAACGTATTGGTATATGTAGTGCTACTAATCCAGTTCAAGAATGTAATTTATGGACTACTGATGCTGGAGCAGCAGCCTATCCTAAGATTACGGATATTACTCTTGATGGAGGATATGTTAAATTAACATTAGAAGAGTTCCAAAATAATGATGCTGGAGATGGTGTGGCAGCTATATCAAACAACTTTATTCTTTTCTCTGCTGCTTGTGATACTCGTCGTGTTCAAGTAGATGATGGAACTACACAAATCCTTGCTAAGAAGACTTCATATCCCGCAACTGTTCAGTTTTCTAATTTAGAAATAGTATGTCAGCAAGTAGGTCTAGATCCACGATATGAAGCTGGTATGATGAAGAAGATGAGAGAAGGGGGTTCAATTGAAATTGATATTCCTTCTGTAACAAACTACAAACACTCTCTACTAGCAAGTAATCGTAATGCGACCGTAAATCTAGCAGTATCTAATACAAGGGTGAAATCTATGATTGTAATACCAAGTGATGCGAATGTTCTAGATAGTGCTGATTTAATTGGTGGTCTCCCAGCTTGTTATGAAGAAGAAACAACTGCTATGGATGGTCGTCTACATTCTATTCGTAGTGGTCAAGTAGGTGTAATTGATAGACTATCTACATATCAAATGGTAGTCGACGATAAATTAGTACCTAGTAGACCAATTTCAGTATCAAAGATTAACAAGGGAGAATCTATTTCTGCCCAGCCTCTCATTGAACTTGAAAAGGCACTAAAACAAGCTGGTATAGTCCCAAGGTCTTTTGTAGATTACAATAGAAATTTTGTGGTGGGTCGTGCATATGCTCTCAACGATGGTGTAGCAAATCTTAATAACAAGAGCAATCAGCTCCAGCTTCATTACAATGAAAGCACTGCTGCTGGTGTAGATCAGCCCCCCTCACGTAATAAGCTCCTATACTGCCTCATGTTCCACTTGAGACGTATCTCGATAAAAGGTGATTCGGTAACTGTAACTTTGTAAAAATATTATTTAAAAAAAAATATTTATTATATTATAAAAATGGAAGGGGATTATCCGAGAAAAAGAATTTGGACGTGGGATGCTGAAAGCATTAACTCTCAATTAAATTAATATTTTCTATGTAATTATTTTTATTTTTTATTTTAAAATTATTTTATATACTATAATATAAAATGAGTGTTGCTAAAAAGTATTTATCTATACAACCGAACAATGTTCCGGCAAGTGGAAAAGTGAGCCACGCTCGTGGTAATCCCGTACTTACTGTTACTCTTGGTCGTCAAGATGCTATGCTTGATCTATCGTCTCTTCGTCTTTCGGGAGACCTAAATATTTGGGCAAATGCTGCTGGATCTGCACATCCGGCTGTTGGAACTGCTGAAGAAGCCCGTGCTTCTCATAAGCTTGGAATTTACGGAGTAATTGATCAGCTAGTTTTTCGTCATGCCGAGACAAAGCAAGTTGTAGAACATATTAGACATTATGGACGTTTTATGAGTTCATACCTTCCTACGATGGCTGGTTCTCAAGATACTGCTGGACACCTTTCTGAAACGGCACTTATCTATCCTAATTACAATTCTTTCCGTGATAGTGTTGTTCGTTCTACGGGTGCTTCTCCTTTCTGTGTTCCCCTTCCTTCGGGCTTGACTCTTGGTTCTTCAAGTGGTATGTTACCTCTAGATAAAATGCCTCTAGAAATTGAAATTCATCTTGCTCCGGATTCTCAGTTCTTTTATTCGTCTAATGGTAATCCGGCAAATATTTCTAACTGCTTTTATGAACTATCAAATATTGAAGTTGCTTGTGAAGTAACCTATGGACAATCTTCTCCTAATAGTGGTATATTTAGTTTTAATTCAATTACTTCTTATTTCAGTACAATAGAAAGCACTAACTCTATTATCAACTACAATCTCGGTCTATCAAAGGTTCTTGCAGCATTTGTAAATTTTGTTCCATCTACATTTGTAAATAATCTTGGACAAGATGGATTTTTGACATATATGCCTACTAAGGGTACTGGTTCGGGTTCTGTTGTAGCTAACCTAGAAACAATTTCATTTTTACGTAATGGTGAACGTTTCCCGAGTTCTTTTGAAGTAGAATCTGTTAGAACTGCTACTAATGAAACGTCTGTTGTAGATCCACAAGTTATTAAAAATTTCCTTTCTTCAATTATTCCGGAAAAGATGCATACACGCACGAATGCTTCTCCTCTTAATACCAATCGTAATTTTACGGGAGATCAAAATGGTGTAACTGGATATCGTAATATGCCGGATAGTGGAGCTTTATATGGTGTTGGTGTATTGTATGATATGCTTGATTCTGAAGGTGTTGACTTTACGAATTCTCAGTTTTCTATTCAAATGACAAATACTCTTGATGATGGTAATCCCATATCGGCATACCTCTTTATTAAGTCTAAGGTATCTGTTGCGTGGAATGAAAATGGAATCCAAGTCCTAATGTAAATATATTTTCTATGTAATTATTTTTTAATTTTTTATTTTTATGATTTTTTATATATTATTAAAGTATAAAAATGGCTGACATGGAAAGCACTTCTGATGTATCAACTGATCGTATTCCCGACCTTGTTAAGATTGGAGCAATTCCTTCGTCTTATGGACAGATGCTTCATACGGATGTAATTGACCCCGTGACTATTTCGGATAATAGATGTAGATTTACTCTACAAAGGGTTGCTGGATTCCTTCATTCGGATTCGAAGGTAACTCTTGCCGTAACACCTAATACTACTACCTCGGCGTACTATCCACTTAATATTGGAATTTCAAATCTCGTCCAGTCTGCCCGTCTATCGATTGGAAATGTTACCGTATGTGAAATCTCGGACTATACAGCATTTTCTCAGTATCAGTCTATGTTTATTTCAAATGAAGATAATAAAGAACGTGAACAGTTTCTTTCTCAAAGATGTATTAATCATACACCAGTCTATGATGATCGTGCTGCTAATACAACTGATAAACCTCCTAACTCTGCAAAGAAGATTGGTCTAGATGTTGGACGTAATCCCGTTGTTCCCGCTGCTGGTGGTGCGGGTGCTTTCAGTCTCCTACCTTTCCAGCATCATGATGCTACTTCTGCTGATACTATTCGTAAAGCTCCAGTATACTCTGTATATCTTTCGGATCTTTTCCCATTCCTTAAGTTCAATCAGTTACCTATGTTTATGTTGAATCAAGAAGTTCATATTGATATTGAATTTACACCCACAACATCTTCTCTTTTTGCTGCTGGACTTTCCCGCCGTATGTGTATTGATGCTGCTGAAGGTGCTACTCCGGCAAATACTCAAGTTGAATATAGAATCAACCAAGATGAAGTAAAACTTATTTATGATTCAATTACGTATGATGGAGATATTATGGAAAAATATCGTCAGCAGAACCCTAAGCTTACCTTCCAGTATGTTGACTATCGTCTAGCAAAGAGAACTGGAGACCAAGCGCAATTTGCTAACCTTACATTCCCTCTTGGTGGAAATGGTCGTCTTGTATCAAAGGTTATGTTTGCTCTTCAACGTAATGAGAACTTTACACCGGTCTCTCTTCTTAATGGTGTAACTGCTAAGGGTGTTGAGGCAGCCGAAAGTCTATCAGTCAATCTACTATACAATGATTTGTATGAATTTAATGTAGATAGAAAGAATCCGGCATTGCTATTCCATACCACTCAACATGCTGAAGGTAAAGTCCCTATGGTAACAAGAGATGAATATCAGACGAGTCGCGTCCCAGCACTCACTACCGAAACATTTGAAGGACATGCTCAGAATAGTGGAGCATCGGGTATTGGTGGTTTATTCCGTTGGACTGCTATCCGTCCTAACAAAGGACAGAGAGTCAATAACAAGGGAATGGATCTAGTCTACAAGGCTACTGGTCTCCCCGCCGATACATACACTCTCCGTGTTTATCTTGAACTATTGAAGGTAGCAACTATTGAGAATGGAATGTTCTCGTGTTATTTTGCGTAATTTTTTTAAAAATAAAATATATATTGTATTATATAAATGATGATGTTTTGGGAAATGGTAAAAGATTTTTTAAAGTGTGATAGATATAAAGTAAAGTATGAAATGCAAAAAGAAATAATTTCTGATTTACAATGTGAATTGGAGAAGATGAATGAATTGTTAGAAATATTGAATGATTCATTATGGTAAAAGTGGTGGGGGGAAATCTCTGAAAATATTTGTGTGAAAATGAAAATATCTCTCGACACCAAGTTTTTTTGAGAATTTACCCCAACCACTTTTGCTCTTTTTTAAAATCGTTCCGACTCTTAAATATATTTTTTGTAAGTTTATATTTAAAAAAAAATCTATTGTTATATTATAAATATGACAATTACAAGTAAAAATCCTACGGAAGATATTTCCAAAGCTCGTCCTCAATTAAAAACAAATTCTGTGAAACAGTATGTTGCTAACCTAACTAAATTACAAAAAATATTTGATACTGACAATTATAATTTCTTAAAAAATCCCGAAGAAGTAATGGAAAAGATTTCAGAATTAAATTATTTAAGTCAAAGAAATATTTTAAATGCAGTTGTTGTATTACTATCAGCATTAAATCATGATGGAAAACAAGACGACTTACTTGAAGAATATGGAAAACTGAGAGATGAGAGGAATTCAATGTATATTGAACAAAATAAAGGAGGAGAGATCTCTGATAAACAAGCCCCTAACTTTACAACAACGGAAGAAATATTTAAGATGATAAATCAAATGGCTGATGATTTAAAACCAATCAAAAAGAAAAATAAAGACCAAATTACAAAAAAAGAAATGGCTCTATTACAAGCATACGTATTATTTAATATTTATGCTAGAATGCCTTTTAGAAATGATCTCGGCAATGGTGCTGAAGCCATTAACCAATCAGCATACAATAAATTAAGTGAAGAAGAAAAGAAAGATAATAATTTTCTTGTAGTACCTTCAAAGGGTAATCTATACTGGGTTATGAATAAATACAAGACCTCAAAAAAGTATGAAGAATTAGATTTACCAATTGAAGATCCGGCATTAAGAAAAATATTGAGATATTATTTGAAGATCAATGGAATGGGTGTATTGTTTAAGACTTCTACTGGGAAGCCCGTATCAAAAGGTGAATTGAGTAAAATTCTTATCAAATACTCAAAACAATATTTAAATAAGTCCATCTCCTCTACACTATTACGTAAGATATATTTGAGTTCGAAATATTCTAATGTAAAGGATGAAATGGAAAAGGATGCAAAAATGATGGGGAATAGTGTAGCAACCCAACAAGCTGTATACGTAAAGAAACCTCAAAAAGATGAAGAATAAATTATTTGTTAAGTTTCTCTTCTGCTCTTGTACGAAGATCTTTATAAAAATTATCTATATCTGTCTCTATGTCGTTATATAAATCTTCGTCTAATTCTATATCTTTTTCATCAGCGTCGTCTTGTATCTCTTCTAACTTCTCCTCTAATTTTTCTTTCATTTTTTTTATAATGTCTTCTACACCCTCAAATTTATTATTAAATAGTTCTTCGTTGGCTTCTCTCTGTAGTTGACCAAAATATTTTATATATGGTAAAAAAGGTTTTCTATTTCTTCTTTCTTCTTTGATTTTTTCTTGATCTTGTTTTTTCTTTTCCTTTTTTTGTTCTTCTGTTTTTTTAACTCTTTTAGGAGGTATAGGTATCTTAAATATTTTATCTATATTATACCCTACAATTTTATTTACTAATTGGTCTTTATCTTGTCCTTTACTTTTAAGTGTCATTTCTTTATCATCTCTTTCGTTATACATGTCTACATACTTTCTTAATTCACTTATTTTTAGTCTATAAAGATCCTCTGCTCTTTTTATTTTTTCTCTATTTGCTTTCTTCTCTTCTTCTGTTTTTTTAGGTTTTTTAGGTTTAGTAGTATCAACTTTACCAACATTACGTGACCCACCAGTATCTATTCTTTGTCCTTTTGGTTTAGCACCAATCTTTACAAAATCTTTAGCCTTTGGTATGGGAGGTGCTGCTTTTCTTGCTGGACGTACTTCATCTTCTTTTGTAGATTTCTTAGGTGGAGGTTTACCAACCTTAACACCTTTGGATGGTTTAGAGACGGGAGGTGGTGCTGGAATAGCCTTTTTAAGAAAGGCTTTTTCTCCAGCTTTCTTTTGTTTTGCTTGTTGTCTCTTTTTCTTTTCTTCTTCAGAAATTTCTTTTGGTTTTGTAAGTTTCTTAGCACCTTCTAATGTAATAGTTTGAGTTTTTTTTAACTTTCTAGATATACTTTGGTTTTCATGATTGATAGAATATCCTTTACCTTCAACCAATTTAATTAAGTCATCTCTCTTTGCACCCTTGGGAATTTTTATCGTATTTAATACATTATGAGCTTTGATTAGTGTTCTAATTTCAGTAGCATTAAGTTTACCTTTTAAAGCACCAGTTTTGTAAGGCATGTTTAAGTTTAATATGAAATATAAAAAAATATTATATATAATAATATAAAAAAATGTTAATTGATAAATCTCATTCAAAGGGTGATATAATTACATTATTTAAAAACCATGGAGTATACATTGACGATGGACTTACAAAAGGTAAGATAATTGAAAATATTGAAAATTATATGAATCATTTCAAGTACAATGAGAAGATAAAAAACCTCACTGAATTACGAAACTATTTAAAGAATGTATCTCCTAAACAACGACCAACAACTCAAGAAAAAAGTGAGATAATGTTTAAGTCAAAAAAAATTATTAAGTGGGGAAAAAATGATTATTTATTTAATGGTCATACATATAATAATTCTGAAGAAGTTTTTGAAGATGTAATGTATATTTATAAATGGGGAGATTTACCAAGTGTGAGACGAGCTTGTAAAATATATAATAGAAGTGTATATTGTATCAATCATGTGAATCCTATTATAAGTGCTGAAGTATATGACGAATTACAAAAAAATAAAATTATTAAAGAACAAACAATATATAATTTACAAATAAGACATACAACAAAAGAAAATCCAATTATTGTGTGTTTCGATTAAAAATTACGTTTTTTTAAAGTATTTAAAATCTAACTTTATACTATAAAGAATGAATAAACAAAAATTAGATGATTTGGATTATGGCTATAAAAGTGAAGAACAAATACATGGTATACTAGAAGACGAATTTGGAAAACTATTAAGGAGTGCAAAGAATCCCGAGATGGGAAAATTTTATCCTTTTGACAAATATAATGAAGATTATTTTATTGAATTGAAAAGTAGAAGAATAGATCATGATAAACATCCAACATTATTTTTTGGGTTGAATAAATTAGAGAAAGGAGATTTCTTACTAAAGAAGAATCCATTCCTTAGAGTATTTTATTTGTGGAGATGTAAAGATATAATTGTAGGATGGGAACATAGAAGTAGTGAATTTGAAATATGTAAACGTGGAAGATGTGATAGAGGTAAAGATGAGTTTGATGATTGTGTAGATATAAAACAAAAATATCTCAAACCACTTTCTGAACTACTAAAATAATATTTAAACAATATTCTCTAATATAATATATAGATAATAATGAATCATATTTATTGTATTGAAGATATTAATGGTCTTAAATATGTTGGATCAACTAAAAAAACTTTAGCACGTAGATTAAGTGGTCATATAGCAGATAAAAAGAGAAATTATAAAATATCATCTCGTCTTTTAGATTTAGATAATTGTGAAATATATGAATTAGAAACTTGTGATGAAGTAGATAGAAATGACAGAGAACAATATTGGATAGATAGGATAGATTGTGTAAATAGAAATAATACTACTCACGATTATCTAAACTATGATAAAATATATCATAGTAAAAATAAAGACAAAAGAAATAAAGAAAACAAAATATATCGTGAAAAAAATAAAGAACATTTAAACAATGTAAGAAAAAAGTTAAATCAATATAGAATGACTTGGGGTGGAGACATTCGTGGTTTAGAATGTAATTTATTAAAAATAGATTTATCCGTGTTTAATTAAAAAAAAAATAAAAGGTTATATTAAATGAATATTGATTACAAAGTTTTAACTGTTGGTATTTTAATTTTTGAGTACGGTTGTTTTAAGTTTGGAGAGTTTCTTGCGAGGCATAAGTAAGTAACCATTATCTTCATCATTCTGAATTACTTTTAATCTCATTAGAGCTGTGAGACAATATAAAAAATATATATGATCATCTGTAGATATCTTTTCTTTGTTTTTTTTCTTTCTATAAATCTTATTGCAGAAATTTGTATAGACTTTTATCTGATATAAGATATTCTTACCTTTACTTTCATAAATTAAATGTTCACCATGATACAAGTAAGCATCTAAAGTTTTTTTTTTAGTTAATGGGAAAGAACTTATAAGCAACCCTTTATAAAAAAAAGTTATAGATCCCATCGAGCCGTTCTTAATCATTTTCTCTATATAGATATATAGATATTATATTCTTAAATATGTATATAATCCTTTATTTGGTCACTTTTAATGTATAAATAGGGCGTTAATTTAACTTTAAGTCACTTTTTAGGTCATTTTTTACCAAAATTTTAAAATTTTGACCAAAATAAGCGTCGGAATTGACATAAAAGTAGATTAATGGGGCTTATTTCGCATTATTAAAGGTAAAAAAGAAGATTAAAGGGTATATTTACGTAAAATATCCTTAAATTATTTTCTATGTTAATATAAAATGAATAGACAAAATATATTTAAAAACAATTCAAACAATATTATTAAAATGGAAAGTAATAATATAATGAATGTTGAGGAATTTTTTAAACAGCTTGAAAAAGATAATAATGATACGGCATTCTATCGATACATTTATGTTGATATAAATAAAGATGGTAAGAAACAACCTACAGACGAATATAATGATTGGAATACTGAACAAATAAAAAAAAATAGAGGTGATAACAGAAGAAATACATTATCTCTTGCTGTTAAACATATTCCGGATTTATATGTAATTGATTACGATACTAAAGATTTAGAAGATGATTTTTTACTTTATTGCTTAAAAGATGATAATGTTGCATACACTGAAACAAAAAAAGGATATCATTTTTACGTAAAGATTAAGAATATTGGAAAGTATACGAATCAACAAAAAATATTTAAGAATGAAAAATTTGATGTTGATTTAATTAAAACAAATAATATTTGGGAAACTAAAGATCGTAATGTTATTGGTAAAATTCACGAATATGATTGGGATGAAATAAAATCCTTTTTTGATACTGATAAAATGAATTTTGAAAATTCTCCTCCAGTAACGCCAACTACAAGTGATGAAGATGAAATGGATTTTACTCCACCTACTATTATTAGAAAATATGACTCCGGAGAAATTCAAGATATTCTAAAGGTACTTCCCAATGAATGTTACGAATATCAAACATGGATTGAAATTGGTATGGCTATTTTTAATGTAACCAATGGAGATGATATTGGTCTTGCCTTGTATGTTGATTGGAGTAAAAAGGATGAAGATAATTATGATTTAAATGTTATTAAAAATAATTGGAAACGTTGGGGGAAAACAGAAATAAGAGCTGGACTTACAACACTCAGAAAATTAAAAGAAAAATATTCTCCAAGAAAAGATCAATCATTACAAACTGTTTATAAGTCATCATTAGAAAATGAAGAATTTGGAAAAGGTATGAAAAATGCAAATATTGAAATGCTAAAAGAAATGAATAACAGATTGATATTTGTAAAAGAAACTGGGGATTACATTATTCTCGATAAAAAAATTATAAGAAAGAAATGTGGAACATACATTAGTAAAGAATGTTGGTATTTAAAAAGTCCCAATAAAGCAAGAGATCATTTCAAAAAAGAAATATTCAATTTCTCTTACAAGATAAAAGATGAAAAATCAAAAGATAATGATGAAGAAAGTTTTAAATGGAAAACAATAACTATCAACCCTTTTAATAAATGGTGTCAATGGATAGATAGACGTGAAGTAAGAGCAATTGGATTTGATCCAACTACTGAAAACAGTACAGATATTTTTAATTTATGGAATGGTTTTAATATTTCAAAAGAGGTAGCAAATAATTTTGATGAAGAACAAGCTCAACCAATACTTAATGTAATCAAAGATATTTGGTGTAAGGGAGATATGAATGCTTACAATTATATTTTAAATTATTTCAGTCACATGATACAAAAGCCTCATATTAAGATGGGTGTATTATTAGCACTCAAATCTAAACAAGGTGGTATGAAGGGAATTATTTTAGATAAGATAGCTCAAATAATAGGTGAAGATCATTATGCTCAAAATAGTAATGCTAGTTTTCTATTTGGTGATTTCAATGGACAACTAGAAGGAAAAATTTGTATTAATCTCGATGAAGCCTTTTGGGGTGGTGATAAAAAATTAGAAGGTATTGTAAAAAATAAAATTACAGAATCAAGACAAACCATAAATAAAAAAAATAAAGAAATGTATAATATTGATGATTATGCTAATTATATTATTACAACAAATAATGATTGGTTTGCTGGAACAACTGAAGATGATAGAAGACACTTTTGCATTGAACTAGATAATAGAATGGCTGGAAGAATGACTCCCGAGAAGATGGCTTACATTCAACCAGTATTGGATGCTCCATGTGAAGCATTTGCTAAAATATTATATAACAGAGATATTGAAGATTTTGTACCGAGAGAATTTAAAAAAACAAAACTATTACAAGACCAAGTAGAAAGAAATTGGAGTAGTGTTAAAGTATGGTATAATAATGTAATGAAAGATGGAGGCTTTACATACAAAAATAATTTTATAGAATGGAATGAAATAAAAGAAATTATAAATGATTCTACTGGATTAAAGGAGACTTATGGTCAAATGATTAAAAGTAAAAAGGATGGTGTTAAAATAAAAAAGATTGTTTATACTAAAAATTTTATTTATAGATGCTATGAATCTCAAGTATATGATAATAAAAAATTTTGTGAAAGTTCATTTTGGAGAGATATTCAAAAACATTGTTTATGTGAATTATATGAAGAGAATAGAGTTCAAATAAAAAAACAACGTATACTATTTGTTTTCTTACCTTCACTTGATGATGCAAGAGAAAGGTGGAATATAGAACAACAATATGATTATAATTATACAACTATTGAAGATGATTGGAAAGTATGTGATAATAGTAGTGATGAAGAATAATTATTTTTTACCTTTTTTATAACCTTCAAAAACCTTTTCGGGTTTTATTTTTTTATCATCATCCAATAATTTAGGAATATTTATTTGGATTACATCCCTATTAGTCATTGGCTTAACATATACATTCTTTGTTTTTTTAGGCATCTTATATATATATTATTTATTTTTTTTTATTGTATTTATTCATCAAAAAAAATAATGTATATTATAAAATGAGTTTAGTAGTCACATCTAACATTGGACAAGAAAACAATCCGGAGTTCTCAAATGCTTTCAAACCATACTCCTATCAAAACAGACTTTTGAATACAATGAAGATCCCCCCTAATAGTGAAATTGCTCTTCAGTCTGTTAAGATTAATAAGAATGGTTTATTCGTTCTCGATAGAACAAATAGTGATTTCTGTCATTTCTTTGGAACACCACTAGCAGAAGGTGAATCCATTGATAATAGTACATCTCAACCATTTCGTGCTGTAATTGGTGCTGGTGCTGCTTTCCGTTCCGGTTCTTTAAAGAATGAAGTAAATATTGAAGATATGGCTAATGAAATTGAAAGAGGTCTCAGTCAAGCAGCCTTTCATCCATCTTTGATTACTAGTGCTACTACGTCTAGTGTTCAAGTATCTCCAATATATGAAGCAACTACAAATACATTTGAAGGTTTTAAATTTGTATCTACTCAGCAAACTGCAAAAACAACACGTCTTGCTGCTGATATTACATTCACTGGTATCTCAAAAAATAATGATTATGATAATTTCACTCAAGCTGCCGGACGTGTAACATCAACTGAGACTCAAGGATTTTACGTTCAGAACAGAGAATATCCCCTCTCTCAAAATCAAGGTGAATGTGTTATCAATTTCAGTTTTGGTAATGCTGGTCAGTGGATGATTGGTCTTTCAAGAATTAATGAACAAAGAGAGAGACCGGATGGTAGTTATGATTATCTCCCTAAGTATTTTGATGATAGTATTGGTGGAACATTAATTGGAGGGATTGCCCCTAATGGAAGAATTAAATATGCTGATGTATGTATAGTTAGATCCCTTGTTGGAGGTGTTCAAACACTTCGGGTATTTCAAAGTGGAAGGAGATCTACTGCTGGAGCTGGTTATGGTATTTTTATGAATGAGGTAACATATTATGGTCTCCATAATGCTAATTTTGCTGCTGCTTATGATATTGGAACAAATGCTGATAAATATAGACAAGTAAAATTTGTTCTTGATAATGAAGAAATAAAAATATATTTAATAAAAGAAGACGAAACAGAAGTTTTACTATGTGATCATACAACACTTTCTGCTGCCGGTGCTGTAAAGAATGAATGCTTAAATCCAATTAATGCTGCTAAATGGGCTTTGTATCCAGTCATTCAAATGAATGGTGCTGCTAATATTGATAACTATATGACAATAGAAAGTATTCAGCATTATACAAATTATCCACTATATGATTCTACAAAATATTTCAATTATGATTGGTGGGGATGGAGTCAACAGTATAATCAAACGATATTTTGTAAAGCACTAGAAGAAAGACAATGGAACAACTTTGCATCAGCTCAATTACTTGCTCCTAAAAATGTAAATGCTTCGGGTGGTATGGATGATTATGAAAGCACTATCATTACAGCAAGAAGTCTTGCCTATGGTGAATCTACAGATCTATGTAATACTCAGTTTATTCTAGGTTTTGTTGGTGAACCCGTTTCATCTCCTATCTCACAAACAAATTTAGTTACTACAATACAGAGTAGCACTACACCAAAACTTATTTCAAATATTTCATTGTTTGTAAGGTTAAATAATTTCACACAAAATTCAGTAAATGCTCGGCAAGGGACTACATCTAAAATTATTGGCCATTTACCTCGTTTTGATAATAGTGGTAATGAGACGGGCGGTCTATACTTCGAACCCCACGAAAAAACATATCTTGCTCTATCAAATCCCGATACATTATATATTAATAGTTTTGACATAGATATTGTATATGAAAATGAAACACTCTGTACTGCTCTTACTGGGAAGACTGTTGTATGTTTGCATATTCGACCTATGAAATAAAAAATATATTTAAAAATAATATCTATATATAATATATAGACAATGGATCTTACTGCTGAACAAATAGCAAGAGTATTAACCAATTACAAAAAAAAGAGAGAAAGAGAATTGAAATATTATCATGAGGTAAAAAAGAATGATGAAAATTTTAAAATAAAAAATCGTGAAAGAGCTAAGGCTCATTACCAAAATGGATACAAGGAAAAAAAGAAAGATAAGTATGAAAAAGAAAAAGATGTAATGAAGACGAAGGCATTATTCAACTATTACAAAAAAAATGAAAAGATAGATACCTTTAAGGAAAAACATGAGGAGAAGTATCAAATGTTAATTGACATCGGATTTATACAATAATTTAAAGTTTGTTTTTTATCTTTTTTTTATATAGTTATATTAAATACAATATGGCTGAATATGTTGATACAAAGTTAATCAATTGTAATCGTCTTGCATCAATTGAAAGTAGGAGTGGTAATGATACTAATCCGGCAGTATTTACAAATCCTTTAAATGAAACTGTAAAATTAGATGTTGGTGATAAAATATCATTAGAAAGAGCATTTATAAATGAAGTGGGTGCTGGTAATCCACAAACAATCG